CGAAGAACACATGGCTTTCCAAGCGTCAAGGTCGGCGAAGCCGCCGAAGGGAAACCTTTACGCGAGATGGAAAGACCTGTGTTATCGGAAAACATTTTCATTGAAGTTTATTTTGTTTCATTTGACCAGAAGTCGTGAAGCAATCTCGCGCCAACACCTAGTCATCCCCACCCATCGCCGTGAGGCGATTAGATAGATTGCCATGCGAAGCATGGCTTAGTGATATATGATACACGACGAAGGAGTGAAGATAGGCTGTGCGTTTGGCAGTTCAGGGGTGTGGCATTGGGAAACGCACAGCAATACAGCGTCCAGCAAGCTCTGCTTGCCGGATGCTGTGACAATCTTAGATTGCAAGTAATAAGATTGATAGGATGATAAACCCAGCGAAGATCAAGAAACCTGATAGGGTGTCAAGTATCTTCCATGTAAGGGATTTATTGTGACGATCATATCGTTTGTACATTAGTCAATCTCCTTTGATTCTTTGTAAGCAATTTCTTCTGCTGTCCATTCGGATGCACAGGCGAAGATGCTTTGTTGCCATACCTCGTCTGATGATTCGTGATCTGCAAAGTTTATCATGTATTCAAACTCTGCATCTCTGATTGGTTGCTTTGGATTAGCCATGAAGTTTCTCCTTGTAAGTTAGATTATGTTCTTCTGGATTTACGATCTTACGCATAGCGATGTAGACTAGATCGTGTGCTTTGGAATGTATCTCTGTCTTTTGAAACTGAGTACGCATCTCCGAAGTCATGAAGTAGCAACAATACTCGATGAGAGTTGTTAGTCTTGCATCGAGGTATCTGATATCTTCTTTGGTGATTATGTTGCCCTGTTCAGGGATGACATATTTGAAATAATTATTTACAGCTACGATGCTGTTTTCCATGATAGATAGTTCTTTATCATAATTGTCTTTGGTAATATGTACCATGTGTATCTCCTTGATAATGTGAGTGCCACCCTTTGAGGGGGTGACACTCGTTGATGTAAGTTACAGATTGAACTCAGTAGAAGCTTTTGCTTTGAGACCAAGTGCCTTCTTGATCTCGTTAGCTTTCTTCTTGGTATCTTCCTTTGCCTTTGAAGCAAAGTGTTGCTCAACCTTTTTGATAGTCTCAGGCTTGATGTATATCTCACCATCATTGAGTTTCATGTACCAAGACTCTAGCCAAGCTTGGAAGAACTTCATCTTGACAGCAGTCTCTGAGTTGTAGTTGATACGATCTTGCTTGTGATCAGCTTGGATAGAATCGATCTTTTCATCTGCACATAAGTCGTCTAGATTGTCCTGATCTTTTGCGATCATCTGTTCCAATCCCTGAATGGCATTGTATTGATCCATACCAGTTGAGTTCCATAGATACTTTGGAAGTAATCTTTTGAAGCCATACTGTCCGATTGGAACAATCTCATCGGATGGTTCGAACTCGTTGTCACCAATGCGCTTCATGTGGACGTAACGCTTGTCGTCGTCGAGTGCATCGACATCGAGGTGCTTGTCGTGTGGATTGTACCACTGACCCTCTCCCTCGAAGAACCACTCGATGTGTGCCAACGACTTGCCAATATCCATATCTGCGAATTGAGAATCCACATCTTTTTTGGATTTGTGCATCTTGTCCAACGCTGGTACGATGTATTTAGTACGCATATTTTGTAACTGTTGCGTACCAAATCGAAGTAACTTTTCACACTCACTAATAATATTTGTATAATTAGACATCATAGTCTCCTTTATAAAGTTAAAATAAAATAGACAATCATACATTCATAGGTATTGCCTACAATTTTTATAAGAGGTCAGGGTTTTCTTTGGATGTCATCGAGTATAAGAAAATGTGACACGCCAAAGCGTGTCAGATTTTGTTGCAAAAGCGAGGAGACAAGCGCGATCTTGCGCGCAGTAGAGGAGTATCTTTGCACGAGACCTGTTATAAATTTCGCGAGGACTTTTGACAACTACGGCTGTCAACAAGTCGGAGTAAATTTATAATGATTCCATAGAAAATTCTGACAGCCCTGCGGAAGCCCAGTAGACTGGGCGACCAGCACGGCAAGTCCAAGTCAAGCGTCTTCATTCGCAGTTAAGCGTGTCCATGTGTAGCGAATGTTGCTTGACTCAGGCACGTCTTGTGTGTGCCTGAGCTGGCTTGGATCGAAATCGACCTTGCCACTCATAGACTACGAGACATCGTTATTCGGTTCTATCGTCCGAATGACTGGCTTGTAGGCAATGTTTGGCAAGTGGGCAAGAGATGTGAATTGTCTTGCAGAACAGAGTGGTGCCAACTGCTTGGCACTGCAAGATGGCGCATGGGATGATGCGCCACCCAAGATTTCTTACCCTTCTGTGAAGGGCAATACCTTTGAATGAATGATAGTGTGCGCGTCGGCAATCGTTCAATCGATCCCACGCAAGGCTGGTGGACTGGGGTGCAAGCGATGCTTGCGCCATAAGGGAGACAGACTTGTGTGAGGTGAAGACCCAGCTTGACTGGGCGGCGACCCATAGTCGCCGTTGGACTTGCCATGTAGAGTGACGTAAAACATTGCGTGTGACGGACTCGTCACACATGTCTTGCAATGTTTTGATGACAGATTAGTGATTTCCTTTGCGTTGAGACGCATTGGGAATCGCAACCCTCTTGGGCGATTTGCAAGGCAAATCGTGTGTCATAGGAGTGGCGCACACAATATCCATTGGCGCGACTGCGCAATATGTCGGTGTGGGTTTGGGTTGGTTGGCACACCGACGGCGATTGTTCAGCTGGACAACAGCGTTCTAGCGTATTTTGCTGGCTCTATCGCCAGCTTGAATACAAGTATTCAAAATACGATAGGTTGTGTTGTCATACAATCTTTGTAGAATATGAAATTAATGTATTGACAAGTAGACAGAAAATACGGCACAGTTGACGGCATGACACTTGTAAAGATAACCGAGAAACAGAAGAAGCTGGTTGATACGTTAGTAGCAAAAGGATGCAGTATCAAACAGGCAAGTGATGAAGCTGGATATGCAAAGGGTGAATCAGGTAGAGTAACTGCTAGCAAGGCTTTGAGAACACCACATGTGCAACAGTATATGATGCAAGCAATAGCAGATAACATGAGCATAAATGCTACGAAAGCGTTGAATAAGATAGTGCAACTGTCAAGCAATGCTAAGTCTGAATACGTTAGCCTTGAAGCTAGTAAAGATTTGCTTGATCGTGCTGGGTTCAAAGCACCAGATAAGGTAATGCATAGCCATGTTGGTAATGTCAATGTAAAGATTGATTTGTCTTGATGCTTCTCTGTATACCATACGAGCTAGTGAAAGTATTTGCTTGTGACGCTTGCGGAGCGCGCAAATACACAGATATATATTGTCGTTGGCTTGCAATATCCTACTAACGCAGTGGGGGGTAAAAATTGGCAAGCCAATGACACGTAATGGTCTTGCCCTCACATTATTCTTGAAAAAAGCTCGTTATTGTTTTAAGGCTAAAAGAAAAGGAGCATGAGTATGAGAGTTGGGGTTATGGTAGCTGGTCTACTTAAAAAGTTATTGCAAACAAAACAGAACGTAGATAGTCTTTCTGAAGAGGAGATTGTTCATGGCAAAGACACCACTGTGGCAACGCAAGGGAGGAAAGAATCCAAAGGGAGGGCTAAACGCGGCAGGAAGAGCGTCAGCTCGAAAACAAGGAATGAATCTCAAAGCACCAGTAAAGTCAGGAGACAATCCTCGAAGAGCAAGCTTCCTAGCAAGAATGGGAAACATGAAAGGACCGGAGAGAGACTCAAAGGGAAAACCAACGAGGCTTCTTCTAAGTCTAAGAGCATGGGGAGCAAGTAGCAAAGCTGATGCTCGAGCGAAAGCAAAGGCTATTAGTAAACGCAACAAAGCAAAGAAAGGTAAATCATGAAGACAATGGGTTCTATTCGAGAAAAGAAGAATGGTAATGGTTTAACTGCCAAGCAAAAGACTTTACCAAAAGACCTTCAAGAAAAAATTATGAAGTCAAAGAAGAAAAAGAAACCTTTATATAAGGCATAGGTCATGGCAGTTAATGCGGCTGGTAACTATACCAAACCAAAGATGCGTAAAGCTTTATTTAACTCAATAAAAAATAGAGCTGTTCAAGGTACGGCGGCTGGCAAATGGTCAGCGCGAAAAGCACAACTCCTGGCTAAACTTTATAAGAAGCGTGGTGGTGGATATACCTAATGAAGAAGTCACAGAGAAGCTTAAAGGCTTGGGGAGAACAAGACTGGCAAACGAAAAGTGGCAAGAAGTCTTCCGTGACTGGGGAAAGATATCTACCAAAGAAAGCAATTCAAGCTCTTACAGCAGAAGAGTACGCACGAACCACAGCAGAGAAAAGAAAAGCAAAGAAGAAAGGGAAACAATTTTCTTCTCAACCAAAAGCGATTGCAAAAAAGACAGCACTCTATAGGAAGTTCAGTTGACCTTTATAAACAAACTTAAACCAGAAGAGCATAGAGCTTTAAGACAAAGAGTAAAAAAGATTCACTTTCAATACTTTGATGAGAAGCACGGAGCTTCATTCGTCACTAATAAAATGTTAGATAATATTATCGAGAACTTAGGTGAGAAGGTAGCCCAGCAAATGATTAAACAAGCTGTGGATAATGACCGACTTTAATTATAAACCTGATGGTGATGTACTCAAAAAATTTATGAAGGACGATAGTTTCTTCCGAGGTATTCGTGGTCCAGTTGGTTCTGGTAAATCTGTTGGATGCTGTGTTGAGTTATTCCGAAGAGCCTTAGAACAGAAACCAAATGATGATGGAGTTCGGAAATCTCGATGGGCTGTTATCCGAAACACCAATCCCCAGCTAAGAACAACAACAATCAAGACATGGTTAGACTGGTTTCCAGAATCAGACTGGGGTAACTTTCACTGGTCTGTTCCTTACACTCACCACATAAAAGTAAATGATCTAGACCTCGAAGTAATTTTTTTAGCGTTAGATAGACCAGAAGATGTAAAGAAGTTGTTGTCATTAGAACTTACTGGTATCTGGATAAACGAAGCAAGAGAAATACCAAAGAGTATAGTTGATGCGTGTACTATGCGTGTTGGTCGATATCCAAGTATGCGAGAGGGTGGTGCTAGTTGGTCTGGTGTTATCTGTGATACTAACGCACCAGAAGAAGATCATTGGTGGGCTATCATGTCAGGTGAAGTTCCTATTCCTGATCACATTCCTCGAGAGCAAGCAACCATGTTAGTAAAGCCTGACAACTGGAGATTCTTTGCACAGCCTCCAGCTATGAAAGAACATATTAATGATAGAAAAGAAGTAACTTCTTATTCTCTGAATAAAGATGCAGAGAACCGAAAAAATATTTTAGAAACATATTATCCTAATTTGATAAGAGGTAAGACTAAGAACTGGATAGATGTTTATGTAATGAATAGGTTAGGATTGATTCAGGAGGGTAAGCCAGTTTATCCTGACTTTCTTTCTGAAACTCATATAGCTGATGAAGAGATTCCAGTTGCTGTTGGCATACCACTATATGTTGGGATTGACTTTGGCTTGACTCCTTCTGCTGTCTTTGGTCAGAAGGTAAGAGGTCGATGGTTGGTTCAAGCTGAGATTGTTGCTGTTGATATGGGTGTTGTTCGTTTTGCTGAGTTACTGCGGCAAGAGATTGCAACACGATTCAATGGTCTTGATGTTTATATTTATGGTGATCCAGCTGGTGACTTCCGAGCGCAGACAGATGAATCAACTCCTTTTCAAATACTAAGAGGAGCTGGATTGAAAGCTGTGCCAGCTCCGAGTAATAGTGTTGACCTAAGATTAGAATCTGTTTCTTCTCAACTAACTAAGATGGCAGAGGGACTGCCAGCTTTTATGATTGATAGAAGATGTGTAACATTAATTAAAGGTTTTCAAGGTGGCTACTGTTATAGACGTATGCAAGTATCTGGAGAAAGATATGACGATAAACCTGAGAAAAATATGTATTCTCACATCCATGATGCCTTGCAATATATGATGTTAGGTGCTGGTGAAGGACGTAGTTTGATGTCTGGACAGAAACCAGTCAAAGCTTTCAATGCAAGAAAAGGCTTTGATATTTTTAGAAGATCGCCTAATAATAGGAAAAGTACCTCATTTTGGAATAGACTATAAGGAGATTCGGTATGTGTTTTGGTGGTGGTGGTAGTAGTCAACCTGAGAAAACAAGTCCAGTTGTTGACCAAGAACAAAAAGAAAAAGAGAAAGAAGAAAAGAAACGAACTATCGAACGGCGGCAAGAAGAAAAAGAACGCACTATTGCACAAGAGCAACCAATAAAAACATCACTCACTTATGAGACTGGACCAAAGACTGGTCAGTCAGTTATGCGTGGTAGTAGAGGTCGCAGAGCATTATATACTTCTGCTCGAGGTGGTATTGGATACAGAAGTCCAATGAGTGGTGGAGGAATGTACGGCTAATGAAAGAAGATGAAGAGATAATAAATTCCTATCTGAAAAAATACGAGAGAGCAAAATCAGTAAGACAAAGATGGGAAAGTCTCTTTGATGAGTGCTATGAGTTTGCTTTGCCTATGCGACAAACCTTTGGCACAAATAGTATTGGTGAAAGAAGAGATGATAAAATTTTTGATGAGACTGCTGTTGTTGGTGTTCAGGAATTTGCATCAAGACTTCAAGCTGGTCTAGTTCCAAACTTTGCTCGATGGGCTGACTTTACTGCTGGGAGTGAGATACCAAAAGAACAAAGAGATACTATAAATAATGAACTTGAAGAGGTAACTGATTATGTCTTTGAGGTTATTCAGAACTCAAACTTCGGTCAGGAAGTTCATGAATCGTTTATGGATTTGGCAATCGGTACTGGTGTTCTTCATGTCGAGGAGGGCGATGCTATTAATCCTATTAACTTTACAGCTCTGCCTCTTCCTCATGTTGTATTGGATGTTGGTCCTGACGATAGGATTGATCATGTATATAGAGAGAGGGATATTCGGTACTCTGATATAATGGTTCTTTATCCTAAAGCAACAATCAATTCTCGATTACAATCTGTTATGACTGCTAATCCAGAAGGTAGAACAAAGGTATTAGAAATAATATGTAAAGATTATTCTAAACTAAATGAGGATGCATACTTCTGTATTATCTTTGATATAAACACAAAGTGTATGTTGAAGTATGAAACCTTTAAAGGTACTGGAAGTAATCCTTTTATTTGTTTCCGTTGGAGCAAAGACCCCGGCGCGATCTATGGTCGAGGTCCACTTATCAATGCATTGAGTGCAATCAAAACTACTAATCTAACAATCGAACTGATATTAGAAAATGCACAGATGGCTATATCTGGTGTGTATCAAATGGATGATGATGGTGTTATTAATCCAGATACAATTAATCTAGTGCCTGGAACTGTAATACCTAAAGCACCAAACTCTGCTGGACTGCAACCAGTTCAAGCCGCTGGATCATTTGATGTTGCTAATATTATTCTTTCTGATATGCGACTAAATATTAAAAGAGCATTGTATAATGATATGCTAGGTAATCCAGATCGAACACCAGCAAGTGCAACAGAGATAGCAGAACGTATGGCAGATTTATCAAGACGAATTGGTTCTGCGTTCGGTCGATTACAAGCTGAGTTAGTACAGCCAGTTCTTCAGCGTGTTGTATACATATTGAAGAAGCAAGGACGTATTAACATACCAACAATCAATGGTAGGTCAGTCAAGGTTCGTTCTGTTTCACCACTTTCGCAAGCACAATCTAATCAGGATATTACATCTATCAATAGATTTTTAGAAATGATTGGAGTGCGATTTGGACCAGAGCTAACTAATGTTCTTATTAATTCAGAAGAGACAGCAATATATTTAGCAAAGAAGTTTGGTATACCAGAGTATCTTCTTAGAGATTTAGAAGAACGTAAACAGATAATAGCTATGGCTCAACAACTACAACAACAACAAGCAATGATGCAACAACAAGGAACTATGGATGAACAAACTCAGCAGTAACATATCAAGTCTTGATGGATATCCTAGAGATAAGATTGACGATCAAAACATATCTTTAAATTTTGTTTCTCTGTTTAGCTCACCAGCTGGAGCAGAAGTATTAAAGTATTTACGCAGTGTAACAATAGAAGCAGTACATGGATCAGCTGTAACTAATGACACACTCCGTCATGCAGAAGGTCAGCGATATATTGTTGGCTTAATTGAAAGACGTATTCAACATGGACATAAGGTAAAATCAAATGAGTGAAGAACAAACACAAGAAGCACAACCACAAGAAGAACAGCAGACTATTGAAGTACCTCAAGAGTATGCTGATGAAAGACCGAAATGGTTACCTGAAAAGTTTAAGACTCCTGAAGACTTAGCTAATTCTTATGCAAACCTTGAGAGTAAGTTTGGTCAGAAAGAAGATGAGATACGCAATAGTGTTATGAAAGAGATTGAAGAGAAAGCGTATTCTGAAAGACCAGCAACTGCTGGTGACTATGTTGTTCCTGACATCATTGATGCTGAAGAAGCTGTTGATAATGATCTTCTTGATTGGTGGGCTGATCATTCTTATGAGAATGGATTCTCTCAACAAGAGTTTGAGAATGGTATCCAAAAGTTTTATGAAGCGACAACTGGTGGATATAATGCAGATGCAGAGATGGATCAGTTAGGTGATAATGCACAAGAGAGAGTAGAAGCTGTTGGATTGTTTGTTGAGAAAACATTTAATGAGGATACTCGATCTGCTATTGATGATCTTTGTTCAACAGCAGAAGGGATAAAAGCTATGGAGATTATAATGCATAATCTCAAAGAGAACACTGTGTCTGGAACATCACAGCCAACCGCAACATTGACTGATGATAAGCTTCGAGAGATGATGAATGATCCTCGATACTATAGTCCAAATCAGCGTGACCCAGCCTTTGTCAAAATGGTTGATGAAGGATTTAGAAAGATGTATAACAGATGACCAAAAAAAAAGTAAAGAAACCGATAAAGTATTGACGTATATCAGAAGAGGCAACCTTGAGTTTAGACCATGTGTTGTATCTGATATTGATATTATTCTCGATAATATGCGTCTACCTGATATCCGAGAGTGTGCATTGGTGGGGGTAACTCCAATGATTGCTCTTAATGTTCCTTTTGAGGAAGAGGGAGCAAGAGGATTTACTATTACTCATAATCGTAAACCTATTGCAATGTGCGGTGTAACATCGATGGATAAGTATATGCATACTGGAAAGATATGGTTTCTTGGAACTGATGAGGTTGATAATATATGGAAATCTTTCTACAAACATAGCAAATTGATTCTTAGTTTTCTTGCTATCGGTTATGATATTGTAGAAAATTATGTGCCAGTTGACCATGATAAGACTATTCGGTGGCTCAAATGGATAGGGTTTGAGGTAGAAGATCAACAGTATTTTATACATGATCATGAGTTTGTGCGAGTTTTCTATTGCAATTTAAATAAATTTGAGTCTAATAATAGATTAAGTGAAAGACCCGTACTGCATTAGAGAAGCCCTCTACGGACAACTTCGTTGAAAATTGCAAAGGATAATCTGAAACGTAATTGAAACTTTAACTTTGATGGAGCTAATAATGGCAAGTACAATTGACACAGCCTTTATTAAGCAGTTCGAATCTGAAGTTCACCTTGCTTATCAGCGTATGGGTTCTAAGCTACGGAACACTGTGCGTATGGCAAACAATGTGACTGGTAGCGTTGTACGTTTCCAGAAGATTGGAACTGGTAGTGCGAGTACCAAGTCCAGAAATGGTCTTGTGACTCCAATGGAATTAGCACATACAACTGTTGAGGCGACTATGAGTGACTTCTATGCCGCCGAATATATCGATAAGTTAGATGAGCTAAAAATAAATATCAATGAGAGACAAGCAGTTGCGACTTCAGCGGCGGCGGCTCTTGGTCGTAAGACTGATGAGATTTTGTATACAGCAATGGATGCTGGTGCAAACTCAACTCAGATACATGACACAAGTAGTGCTGTTGAGAAGGCTGACTTGTTGTCACTCTTTGAAACCTTCGGTACTGCTAACATCCCTGAGGATGGTGGTAGATATCTTGCAATGCACCCAAAGGGTTTTGCTGATCTGTTTAATATAACAGAGTTTGCATCATCTGATTTTGTGGGTGAGCAGAATCTTCCATTTGCTGGTGGTATGACAATGAAGCAATTTTTAGGCTTCAACATATTCTCAACTGCCGCAATTACTGCTGGTAAGAATATGGCATACCATACAACAGCCGTAGGTCTTGGTATTAACTCTGATGTTCAGACAGAACTTAACTATGTTGCTGAACGAGCATCACATCTTGCAACGTCTATGATGTCCATGGGTGCTACTGTCATTGATGACAATGGTATTTATGAAGTCTTAGACAACAACTCATAGGAGGTATTGACATGGCTTATAGTGCTAGTGGATTATCTCGATTAGCTGGTGCATCAAATTTAAACTTGTGGGCTTATACAACTACAGACGCTATTGGAGCTGTAAATACTGCTGGTTATTTTAATGATGCGGCGAACATGCTAGCTGTTAGAGATGTTATTCTTGTTGCTGATACAAACACTCCTACGACTCATTTTGTGACTGTTTTGTCAAATACTGGGACTGTAGTAGATGTATCTGATGGTACAGCTATTGCTGAAACAGACGGCGACTAATGACTTCAACTGCGGCAGATAGTGCAATAGATATATCGAGTCGCGCTCTTATCTTGATAGGAGCTGAACCGATAACCTCGTTTACTGATGGTACAACAGAATCATTAGTTGCTTCGAGTCTCTATGAAGATATCTGCCGTAGTGCATTATCTAATACACGCTGGAGGTTTGCATCAGACCAAGCTGTATTGAATAGACTTACTGATGCACCTACTGGTCGATATGACTTAGCATATCAACTTCCTTCAGAGACACTTATTGTTCATGCAATTACTGTAAATGATTCTCTTGTTCAGTATCAGATATATGGTGATATGGTTTTTGCTGATACATCTACGCAAGATTCTGTGATTGCTGACTATACATTTAGAGCAAGGGAAGAAGACTTCCCAAGTTATTTTACTGTTGCTCTTGAGTATGCACTTGCTTCAGCGTTTGCTACTTCTATTGCAAGAGATGGAAGCTTAATGCAACTGATGACACAAATGGCAGATCGTGCAATGCTCAAAGCACGAAACATTGATTCACAACAACAAACAACTAGGGTAATCCCACAAACTAGATTCAGTGCATTTAGGAGAAGCTAATGCAGAAAGCAAAAGTATCCGTCACGAATTTCCAGTTTGGAGAGATAAGTCCAAGTCTTATATCCAGAACAGATACAAAAGTTTACACTGCTTCTCTAAGATATTTGAATTTGATACAAGCATAGACACTTCTAAGACTCAGCAACATAGACTTGTACCTTTTATATTTTCAGATGATGAGAGATACATTGTTTCTCTTGAGCATCAAAAGATAAGAGTTTTTCAGATTGATACAAACAATGCAGTGAGTTTAGCGGCAACTCTTACAGCAGATTCAAGTGGTGCTACTATACCTATAACTAATTTGAATATGCATGAAGTTACGTATGCACAATCCGGTGATGTTATGTTTAT